AAACAAAACGAATTGTTCTCTATTGCTAAGTCAAGAACTGGTAGTTGGTTTGATTTACCTGGTTATTATTTTTGTCCAACTGAGTCAATATGGTTAACTGATGATAATACAGATTTGGGTCATGACTTATTAAAGAAGTTTGGTAGAAAAGCTAATATGGAAACAATATTCATACAAAATAGAAAAATGAATAGAACATTTAATAAAGGTAACTTTCCAAGTCCTAAAAACTATTATGTAAATATTATAAATTCATATGATAATGCACTAAGTTCTCCACAAAATGTTAAACCAGAACATTTATCAAGTATGATTGAATCAAAAGGAGTATTAGAGAAAGTAGTTGAGATATACGATAATGATGAACACCTATCTATATAATAGGTGTTCAGAAGATGAATAC